GTACATTATTACTGCAATTTGTACTGGACTTGCTTTTTATACTTTTTTAGTAGAATATGAAGATTTTACAGAAGAAAAAACAGCAAAATTTGCAATAATTTCCGGTATATTTTGGCCCTTATTTTTTCTTACATTAATCATTAAAAGAATAATAATTTATTTAAAATGAACAAAACAAAAATGTTTAAGTTTCCTGGAAAAAAAGAAGCTTTAAATCAAATACTAAAAACAAATTTAATTGGAAAAAGAGCAATATTATTTTTTGCTGAATATGGAAAAGAGGGTAGTAATTGCAAATATATGGTAGAAAGTAACATAAATGATTTTAATATACATAAATATTGGGAACCAACAAATATAGAAAAAAAAGAAGTTATTATAAAAGATGCTAAATGTTGTAATATTTCAGGTTGGTTTGAAATATTTTTTGAAACAATTACTTACGCAGGATTAAAAATAGATTCTGCCATAATTACAAATAAAACATTAGACATAATTGAAAATGGAGATTAGTAAAACAGGATATTGGAACGCAGAAATTGCCCATATCCATCACGCACATAGTAAACCACTTGAAAAATGGATTATTGAATTTTTAAAAGAAAAGAATCAAGAAAAAGAAAAGGTTATTGATTTAGGTTGTGGTTTAGGTATGTACCTAAATGCACTTTACGAAAACGGATTTAAAGATGTTGTTGGGTTTGAAGGAGATCCTTCTCCTAAAAAAGTATTCAATAACATATGGAAATATGACATTACGGACCCCATAAGAAAAATATCAGGCAATGTTATTTGCCTGGAAGTAATGGAACATATTCCACAAGTATTTCAAGAGCGCGTCTTGTTAAATATTGATCATATTTGTAAAAATTATCTAATTTTGTCATGGGCAGTAGAGGATCAACCTGGTTTTGGTCATGTAAATTGCAAAAATAACAAAGATGTAATTTATTTATTTGAAAAAAGAGGGTTTATTTTACAAGAAAAGGATACTGAAAACGCGAGAGCAATTATTGATGAAACCACTCCTTGGTTTAAAGATACATTGTTAATATTTAAAAGAAGAAATGTTACTGTTTAAAAATTTTAATCATGAAGGAATTAGAACGGGAAATCATTTATTTCAATATGCAAGTATTTTAGGACTTGCATATCGTTATGGACATGAAATAAAATTACCAAAATATCCTTATGCAAATTATTTTAAATGGTTTCCCGAAATTTTAAATGAAAAAGAAAATATTACACATACTATTGACTTTCCCAACATTAATATTGTAGAAGACTCCAGTTTCTATGATATTTTAAGTGACAAAAACGCAACTATTAATATTAATTGGTTATGGGGGCAAAGTCATAAAAACTGGGAAGATAATGAACAGAAAGTAAAAGATGCATTATCTTTTTCTCCAGAAAAAATATTAGAAATAATGGATGGTTGGGAAAAAATATTATTAGCAAAACCAATTGCTATGTCGGTTAGGCGAGGAGATTATGTCGGTCATAATATGTTTTATCAATTAAGTAAAAAATATTATTTAAATTGTATAAAAAAATTAAGAGATATTTTAGGAAATAACCCTATTATTGTATTTTCTGATGATATTAATTGGTGTAAAAAAGAATTTAAAGATGTTGAAAATATTTATTTTTCAACAAATAAAACGTTTGTAGGGAAAAATCATTTTGATGATCCTTATCAACAATTAATATTAATGAGTCTTTGTTCTCATCACATAATTTCTAATTCAACATTTTCATGGTGGGGAGCATATTTAGGTAAAGATAAAGAACAGATTGTTATAAGACCTTCAAGACATTTAACAAACGAAAAAGATTTTAATATAAATTTATATTACCCTCAAAATTGGTTAATACAAGAAACATGAAAGAAGCAATAAACAATATAAAAACAGTTATTGAAATAATTTTATTTGGTTCTATTATTTTACTTTTAGTTAGTTTTATATGAAAATATTAGCAGAATATAATAGTTCTGGTGGATCTTTTCATAGAGTTTGGTTACCTCTTGCTCATAATAAAGAACATAAAACAAGATTAACTGAAGAATTAACTGAAGATATAATAAATGAGTTCAAACCAGATATTGTTTATATACATTGGCAAAGTATGGTTTCTATTCCAATATTATCAATGTGGAAATCTAAATACAAATTTAAAGTTGTTGCTGACATAGATGATAGTTGGAAAGGATTACCGAATTCTTTTAAAAGAACCATATTTCAATCACAAAACCTATGTATATTTGCAGATGCTGTTATTTGTACAAATGACTTTTTAAAAAAACAAATAGTTGAGTTTAATGAAAATTGTACAATAATACCAAATTATCTTCCTCCGAATTATTCTGGTGATTTTGTAAGAACTTATGGAGAAAAATTAAAAATAGGTATTTATGGAAGCATAAAAGGACATTATAAAAATTGGTTGTCTTTAAAATATATTATAAGAAGATTAAAAAAAGATAAAGAGTTAAAGGGAAAAATTGAATTTATTATTTGTGGTGTCGATAAAACAAAAGAATGGGAAGAAATAATTAAATTTTTTCCAAAAAACAACACAAAAATATTTGAAAATGTAGCGCCAGAAGAAAGTATAGAATTAATGAAAAATATAGATATTCTTTTATGTCCCCTTAATAATAGTGATTTATCAAGAGGAAGAAGCAATTTAAAAATTGAAGAAGCAGTTTCCTGTTTTTCTATACCAGTTATTAGTGAAAATTATATTGAAAAATCTCTTTTTAATAAATCATTTCCTATTCTTAATTTTCAAAATATAAAAGAAATTGTATTAAACAAAGAAAAAAGAGATAGTATTTTAAAAAACATAATGATTATTAAATCTTTAAGAAAAGATGATTATGAAAAATATTGTATATTTAGTAGATATAATGTTTTTGAAAAAGTATTAAATAAAAAAGAAACAAAAAAAAGACCAGAACCTGAAATATACAGTATTAAGTATTTACCTGAACAAATAGGTGAATACAAAGAATTTTTTAATGGTGTAAAAACCATAAAAGAAAAAAGTTATTTATTTGAATATAATCCAATGATCTTGTTATCGTCATTAAGTGAAACAAAAGGTTATTTTGGAGTATTTAGTTACAAATTTCCCCTTAAAACTGGTTTTTACAAAAAATTAATTTTAGATATATTAGATAATGAAAAATCGGATGTAGTAATTTTTTGCAAACCGATAACAAATTATCTCAATTGGAGTGAAAAACAGCATCCCGGATTGTTAAAAATACTTGATATTTTATGCAAGAAATTAAACTTAGAACTTCGGGAACCTACATATACAATTTATTCTAATTTTTTTGTTGCAAAAGGCGATATTTATAAAGAATATGTTTCTTTAATAAAAAAAGCAATAGAATATTTAGAGTCTGACAAAGATTTAAACGAATTAGTTTGGAAAGATTCTAATTACATGTCAGGCTTAAATTTAAAGGAATTAGAAGAAAACACAGAATTAAAATACTATACATATCACACATTTGTTCTTGAAAGATTAGCCAGTATATGGTTTGAAAACAATCAAGGAATAAGTAAATCAGTATATTTCTAATGGACATATTTAACGAAGAACAACCACAAGAAAGATTAACACTTCTTCAACTTTACAACATTATTGAAAATATTATAGAAAAAGATAAAAGAATGGCAGACTTGCCAGTTTTTTTATCAGAAGTTATTATTAGAAAAGGAAAAATTGAATATGCTATTCAACATATGAAAAAAGATGATATAAAATACGAAGATTTGACGTTGAATGATAATGTTGTATCTCTATTTGAAAAAGGTATTGTTATTGGTTATATTCCTACGACAGAATGATAGATACAAAAAGAGAAGAAATACAAAATCAAGCGTTTGATGCTTGGTTAGGTAATGATAGAATTGGAACTGTAGAAATAATTACAGGTCTTGGTAAAACCTTCATTGCTTTTAAAGCAATGTTAAGTATGCCTGCAAATTCAAACTGCTTATTTTTAGCAGAAACTACCGTCAGAGAACAGACTATTAAAGAAGACGCAGTTAAGTTTGCACAAGCATATGGTACTAATCCACTAAACCACGTTAATTTTAAATTTATGTGTTATCAAACAGCACATAGATTAACATTAGATGCTATTTTTGGGAATAAAAATCCCACAATAGTTATCTTAGATGAAATACATGATTCTTTAAGTCCAGTCTATTTTAATTTTGCAAAAAATAATTTATTAAATACAACAATTCCAAGATTAGGACTTACAGCAACTATTGATAAAAAAACTAGTTACGAAATAGATCAAAAAGAAATTAAAAAACTAGATTTATTAAATTCGTTTTGTCCTATTATTTTTACATATTCTGTAAAACAAGGACAAGAAGATGAAACAAGTAGAAAAGTTAATTTATTTGTAATTCAAAATAAATTAGATGATTATAACAGAAATATTAATACTGGTACAAAAACTCAACGTTGGAGTACAACAGAATTAGCACAATATCAATACTATGACAAAGAATTTAGAAAATCTTTATTTCTCCCACATAACAATACAAGTAGAGAATTTTTAATAAGAGCAGCGGCATTCCGTAAACTTTAAAACTTCAACTACATTATGATAATTAAAAAATCCAATTGGAAAAAAAATTCAATTTTTCCATTATTATCTTTAGAAAACAAAATAAATGAAATTATTGACTACATAAATAAACAAGAAGAAATTGCGGCTTCTACTGGTAACAGTAGTCGAATAACTCCGAATAACGGGGAAACTCCTTTTAATATAGATTTATTTAAATCTTTTATAACAATGAGAGAAGCATTTAATCAATTTATGAGAGATTTTGATAAAATATATAAGAAGGACAATCCCGTACCGTCACTTAATTTTGTAGATGAATTTCTTGAAAAAAAACCACATTGGAAAAGTTATATAGAAAATTCAAATAGCAAAAGTAGTAATTGTGTGGAGTGGCTTTTAGAAGATTTGAGAAAATTTACAAAAGAAAACGGTCGAACGACTGACAAGGAGCGGCGTCTATTAAATAACGATGAATATCACCTAATTTGTAAGCTTCTTGAAAAAGAAGGTATAAAATCTGGAAAGATATTTTATGTGCTTAATGGAATCGTCGATGATACAGTCTGAACTACCTATAAATATTTAACCATGTACAAAAAAATACAAAAAGAAAATTACAAAAAAGAAGGATTTGATTTCGAAGAAGTTGAAAAAAATCTTTTAAAAAATAACTCTTTACTATATTTTAAAGAATTTGATAAAAACACAAACAAAAAAACGCTAAAAACATTTGTTTCTTATTTTTTTAATATACTTTCTGAAAAATATGAAACTTGTTGGTCAAATAGTATTACTTGGCCACAATGTGAACCGTCTCGTTATCGAAGTTTAACAGATTTATTTTTGTGTTGCAAATATTATTATCCTGAATGTACACTCGAACAAGTAGCATTAATATTATGGAATAAAAAAAAATTAAGTTCTTGGATTTGTTTTTATATTAATCAAAGAGTTTATATTTTAAAATATCAATCAGATAATTATGTTGATGATTTAACTCTTTATGATGAATTGGGCTTTCATGGTTTAATAAGAAATGGTAGACTTTATCAAGAAAGCTTTTTTGATGAAGAAGATGATGATTAATTGTAATTGTCATCTTTAACAAATGAGAGCCAAAATGCTCTATGAATTACCAAGTAAAAATGCTTTAACAAAAGAAATACTTAAATGTATTTTTGGTAAAACATTAATATTTGGAAATTCACTAAATTCTCTAACCAACATACTAAATCAAAACGTGATTTCAAGTAAAAATACTAGCGAAAAGAACGCTTACATTTTAGATCAATTTCAAAAAAATCAAATTAATACAATTGGTTCTTTTAAAATGTTAGAACAAGGTGCAAACCTTGGTAAATTAAATAATATTATTCTACATTCCTATTATGGTAGAGAGAAATCTTTTATTCAAAGGTTGGGTGAACCTTTGCCCATATCCATTTAATTCGGTGAAGTCTAAGTCATTAAGATATGATAATACCGAGCGAAGCCTTTTTAGGAACGTGTAGAGACTATCTCCTTTGTAGGAGAGTAGGAAAGTATGTTAAAACTTTCCGAAAAAGTGGACATTTGTCGTAAATATGACAAAAATATTACACAAAAAATTTGGAAATTTGTACAAAGTTTCGTATCTTTGTGGAAACATAAAAATACAATACAATGTACATCATTTACAAACTTTATGATCCAAGAGATCAAGAAAAAACACCAAGATATATTGGTATTACTGCAAGTTCTTTAAATAAGCGATACAAAGAACATATTAATCATTCTATACACAGAAAAATAAATAGACATGTGTATAATTGGATAAGATTATTATTAAAAGAAAATATTAATCCTTCAATAGAACCTATTGATTTTGCAAATTCTAAAGAACAAGCATTTCAAAAAGAGATTTCTTATATTTCCAAATTTAAATCAAAAGGAATTAAATTAACAAATAGTACTGATGGTGGAGATTTAGTTATTAGAAAAAAAGTTAATCAATTTGACAAGGAAGGAAATCTAATTAATTCTTGGGAAAATGCTTCTGTTGCTGGAAAAGCACTTAGTATATCACAACCCCATATTATTTCTTGTTGTAAAGGAAAATATGGAAGAAAATCAGTTGGTGGATTTATTTGGAGATATTTTGAAGATAAATTTGATAAATATTCTCATATTCCATTAAAAAATACTAGTAAAATTGCTATTAGAAAATCTATTATTCAATTAGATGAAAATCTCAATATTATTAAAGAATGGCAACATTCTCAAGAAATTGAAAATCAATTAGGAATAAAAAGATCTAATATTTGTTGGATATGTAAAAATCCATTTTTATTAAATGGAAAACTAAGAAATCTTGGTGGATTTCACTGGTTTTATAAGACAGATGAAGATATAGTCCGATCCTTGAGGAAACTCAAGATTGCAGAAGAGGTTGACAACTCATAAAAATCTGCATAAATTAACGAGAGGTAGAAAAGATATTGAAAAACCAATAAATTTGATTATTTTATTAACACCAACAACTCAAGAAGAAGTTTGGTTTAAAAATATGATAGGGGACACCGACTTAAAACAAATCTGGTGTAACGACATAGAAACATTTAAGAACAAATATTATGAATCAAACTGAAGAAGATTATTTTACACTTCTTCGTGGTAAAATAAAACAAAATAATGAAAAAAATAACAAGCATTTTAACAACTCTTTTTTTGCTGTTTTCTTTGAATGTAATCGCTCAAATTGATACCTTTCAAAATGATACCTTAGTACCAGTTAGTTTTGGTACAAATTTATTAAATTTACAACAAGAGACTGTAGTAGAGTATGTTTATCTCTACGAAGCAGGTTTTTCTCATAAAAATGTACATAATGTTGAGTTTACATATACTACAAGAAAAGGAAAGGTGCGACATTCATATGGAACATTGCGACATGTAGAATTGATGTGGTCTCCAGAATATGGAGGAAAAGAAATAATTAACACACATTACGAATACTACATTTTAGGTAGTGATGGAATGAGATATGAGTTAAAAGATGTAAATATTGATGGAACTACTTATAATTCTGTTACAAAAAAACATAAATTTTGTTTATTTAAAAGAAAACCAGAATATGTTTGGAATGCAAAATTTATTTAACTAAACAATTTAACTATGTTTTGTGATTGCCAAAGAAGATTTTTTAACAGAGGAGTTTGTGATTGTTTTTTAGCAGAAGATAAAAAAGAAAAATCAAATAAATCTGATGATACTGAAGAATCTGAAGATATAGAAGAATCTGAGGAAACGGAAGATACTGAAGATTTTAATTCTACAGAAAGAAGTAGTTTTATTGGTTTAGATAGCGATTCAGCATTTGACAAAAAAACAACGAGATTGGATGGATTCGTATAACAAAAATTCAGAAAAATTTCACTCAAATATAGAACCAGAAGATAACAGGGGCTTTTGTCTCTGTTATATTCTGGTGGGTCTTTGTTTAATTTCATTATACTTAATATCATGACAATAATTAGAATAGTATATTGGGGTTTAAAAAATAATCGACAATGTAAGATATTTGAAGGAACAATAGGAGAACTAAATTACTTTATATCAAACAAAACAAATGTCAAAATTAAGAAGTTATAGCGAAGAAAAAAATTCTTTTTTATTTCATTTTTGTTCTAACATGCTTGTTTTTTCATTAATAATTGAACTAATTAACTTAATTAAAGATTTAATAATTTTTTATGCAAATATTTTTTAATTTAAAACATAAAATAGAAAAGTCTATTAAAAAGTTTTTATTAAAAAAAGTTAATTTAAACAAAAAAATGTTTGAATTAACTCATGAAGAAAATATTATTGTTTTAGAAAACAATGATAAAGAAGAAATTGGATATTTTAAAATGGCACAATTGCCCGGTTGTTGTGGCGTAGTTTGTTTATATAATGTAAACATTTCTTTACCATATAGAAATCAAGGAATCGGAAAAGAAATATTTCAATATGCTAAAAAATTGGCACAATATAATAAATATTCTATTTTATTGTGTACTACATCAAGCAAAATATCTGAAAAAATCGTTTTTGATGCCGATTGGAAACCTATTGATATTTTTGTCAACAACAAAACCGGAAACACAGTAAAAATTCATACCATTCATATAAAATATGACGACCCAATCCGCAGATCCCTTTAATGAATATTCTTTGTCAATTGAACAAATTGATAATGTTATTAAAAATGGTTTTATTGAAATTAATCCCACTTTTATTTCTCAAAAAGCAGAAGAACTATATGTTCTACCAGAACGTAGAAATAAATTAGTAGATCCTGCATGGGAGTACAAGATGGAAACACTAGGTACACTTATACAAGAAACGTGTAACTAATGAATATTATAGTTAAAAAACCAATAGTAAAATTTCCTCCTAAAGCAGATCCACCATTACCATTAAAACCCGTTAAGCATGTTTAAAAAATCAGAAAATTGCAATCCAAATTATCTTGCAAAAATAACAAAATTATCTAAACCTGTAAAACATCCTAATGCGGATAAATTATTAGGATGGGTTATTGATGGTTCACGAGTATGGACAGATAATGTAAACTATAAAGAAGGAGATATTGTAGTATATTTTCCTCTAGAATGCCAAATTAACCCTCTAATTCTCTCTAGGTTGAATCTTTATTCAAAGTCTGAACTAAACCTTGATAAAACTCAAAAAGGTTTCTTCAGTGACACAGGAAGGGTTAAGGCTATTAAATTAAGAGGAGAACCAAGTGAGGGATTTATATTGAAAATTGGAGTTTTATTTGAAGGACTTGGTTATAATGATGTTGCTGATTGGCAACCTCTTGCTCAAAGTGAAAGTAATGTTTTAAATTGTGAATTTGATATTGTCGATTTAGTTAATGTAAAAGATATTTGGATTTGTAAAAAATACATTCCAAAACAAACACAAGGAAAAACGACTATTCAAAAAGAAAACAAAAAAAGAAAAAATATTCTGATTGAAAATCAGTTTAGGTTTCATTATGATACCGAACAATTAAAAAAGAATTTGCATAAAATTAAACCAGATGATTTAATTACTATCAGTAAAAAATACCATGGAACATCAGGTGTTAGTGCTAATGTTCTTATAAAAAAAGAATGGAATAAAATTATTAAATTTTTAAATAATTCTTTTACTGTTGAAAATTGTTTTTTTGTTTTTTGGTTATTTCTTTCTTTAATTTCATTTAGACTGTTACCAATTTATTTTAATCTTTATTGGTTAGTTTTTCCTCATATTATTACGATGCTTTATAACAAAAACTATCGTGATTTTATGAGACAAACTCTTGGTTATTTAAAAGAAACAGAATATAAAGATATTTGTTCAAGCAGAAGAGTTATTAAAGCTATTGGTGAAGAAACTAAAAAAGATGGAAATAGTTATTATAAATTTGATATTTGGAAACATTGTCATGATATTCTTAAACCTTCTTTGGAAAAAGGTATTACTCTTTATTATGAAATTGTAGGTTATCTTCCTACTGGGCAAATGATTCAAAAAGATTACGATTATGGTTGTAAACAACCTACATCAGCAGAATGGGATAATGATAATAATTTGAGATATTATGAAGAAGGTAAAGAATTTAAAATTCTTGTTTACCGTATTACTTATACCACACCAGAGGGTAGAGTAATAGAATTTAGTTGGCAACAAATTAAAAGATATTGTGAAAAATATGGCTTAAATATGCCAAAAACTTATTACGAAGGAAAAGTAGTTGATTGTTTTAATTTACAAGGATTTTCTGAAGAAGATAAAGATTCTTTTTCTGAAAAATTATTAAATGGTTTGTCTGAATTATATTTAGAGCAAAAAGATGATGAATGTAACAACAATGTACCAGATGAAGGCATTGTTGTTAGAAAAGAGAATGGAAAATCAGAAGCATATAAATTGAAATCATTTTTGTTTTTAGAAAAAGAATCTAAAGATTTGGATTCAGAGAATGTTGATATTGAAACAGAACAATCTGAAAATGAATGAATTACAATTAATATTTGAAATAGAAACTAATTATCAATTACCATCTGATATAAAACCAGACGGTACTACATATTATGTAAATATTCCCAGAATTGGTAAAATTTATAATATTAATGGATTAACAGAAAATTATCATTATTCTGTTTATCCTATTAAACCTGGTAATAAATGGAAACATTTACAAGAAGGTGATTTAGTATCTTTTAGTTCTTCTAAATCTGACGTAGGACAAATAATATTAATAAACGAAGAGATGAATTTAATTTTGGTTCAACTTGGATTGGATAGAGGAAGATGTACCAGATTTGAGTGTAATGCTTTTGCACAAGAACATATAAAAGTGCTTATTAAAGCACAAGGAGTAATGCATTTTTTTAACAAGTAAAATATAATCCATGTGGGTATATGACATTGAATGTTTAAAGAACTATTTCTTGGTCTGTTTTTTAAATGTAAAAGACGGATCAAGAAATAGTTTTGAAATAAGCGATTTTAAAAATCAAACAAAGGAATTAAAGAGTTTTTTAACAAGTGGTAAAATACAACTTATTGGTTATAATTGTCTGTCGTATGATAGTCAATTAATAGAATATATATTATCTATAAAAAATAGACTTGTTTCTCCTGAAGAAATGTATACAATATCACAAGAAACAATAGATTCTGAATTTCCTAAAATTCCAGAATGGAATTTAAAGATTCCACATTTAGATTTGTTCAAAATTTGGCATTATGATAACAAAGCTAAAAGAACAAGTTTAAAATGGTTACAATATATGATGGATTGGCATAACATAGAAGAGATGCCTCTCGAACATTATAATAAAGTAACAGAAAAAGATAGAGAATCAATAGAATCTTATTGTTGGAATGATGTAGAGAGTACTTTACAATTTTATAATATTACATTAGGAAAAACAGAACTAAAGTTGTATAAAGGAAAAGATAAATTGTCTTTAAGAAAAAATATAAATGAATTATTTAGGCTTAATTCTTATAACTGGAATGATGTTAAAATAGGAGATAGTATAAATAAAAAAGTTTATTTAGAATTAAGTAAAAAAGAAAGAGTAAGAAAAGAGGGAACAATAAGAGATAAGTTAAGAATAAAAGATTGTATTAGTGATAAAATTTCTTTTATTACAAAAGAAATGAACGAGATTTTTAATGAAATAAAAGAAACAACTTTTGACCCAAAGTATGTAAAAGAACATCCTGGTTGGGAATTTAATTTATTTTCTTTAGTTATTTCTTTTGGTTTTGGTGGAATTCATAGTATAGATCAACCTGGAAAATTTGAAGCAGATGAAGAAAATATATTATTAGATAGAGATGTTGCTTCTATGTATCCAGCAAGAATATTAAATAGAAATTTATATCCTGCTCATTTAGGTCCAGAATGGTTAAAAGGATATAAATGGATGCATGATGAAAGAGTTTATAAATGGAAAAATCTTGCTAAAAAAGATCCTATTGCTGCTTCATTTAGTGAAGTTTATAAACTTGCTATGAATGGTGGTGGGTTTGGTAAAACCAATGAAATCAATTCTTGGCAATATGATCCCTTTGTTACATTTAGTGTAACATTAGATAATCAGTTTTTACTTTTAATGCTTGCCGAAAAAGCATTTTTAAATGGCATTAATGTAATCTCTCTAAATACCGATGGTATTGTATGTTTTTTAAAAAAAGATCAATTGGAAATTTACAACTCTATTTGTAAAGAATGGATGAAAATTACTGAATTTATTCTTGAAGATACTTATTATACAAAATATATAAGAAGTTCAGGAAATGATTATATAGCAGAAACTATTAATGGTGAAATTAAATACAAAGGTGATTACGAAATAGATAAAGAACTGCATAAAAATAAAAGTAGTAGAATAATTCCTATTGCTTTGAAAGAATATTTTATAAACAACAAACCAATTGAAGATACTATCAGAAATCATAAAAATATTTTTGATTTCTGCATAGGTATGAGAGCAAAACAAGATGCTCATTTTGAATTAAGAAAAATAGTGTCCGGTAAATTAGTAAAAGAAAAATTACAAAAAACTATTAGATATTTTATTTCTAATTCCGGATGTAACATATATAAAATATATTCTGATGGTAGAGTTTCTTCGCTTAATGTAAATCCAATAAAGGGAAAATCATGGTACAAAACGCTACTGAATAAATATGATCAAAACACGAACTACATAAATAATGTAAATTTTAATTACTACATATACGAAACAAAAAAGATAATACAACAAGTTGAAAAAATACAAAATAATTTAATATGAAACAATATAGCAACGTTAATGAGTTAAGTCAATTTGATAAAACAATGGCTATTTTAGTAGGATTGAGTCCACATACTTTTTGTCATGAAGATTGGTTTAAAACAAAAGAGTTGGTGTGGAAAATAATTTATCCTTTGTTTGGTAAATATTTTTTAATAAAGAAAAATAATAAAGGTTATTTTTTAGATACAATTTTAGATGAATTAAGTAGCCAAGATGTAGTATCTGATAGTCAAATTTTACGAATTGTAAATGGTGAAAACATGGGTATTGTTTTTGAACCAGATAATCATTATTTAAATATTAATAAAAAAAGATATAATACTGCACCAGGAATTGGTATTATAAAATCAAAAATTTTTAAAAAAGATTACAAACCTGATAATAATACTGTTTTTAATAATTATAAAGACTTTTCTAGTTATTTTTCTAGCTATGATGTATGTTTTTCAAATACTTCTTTTGAATATCTTTTAAAGATGCATCATGCTTTGCAACAAGAAGACAAAAATACTTTAATAGAAATAAATAAAAAAGCAATATCAAAAATTGAATCTGGTGTATCAATTCCAATGGAACTATATGATTTTGAAAATTATGAAATCAGATCTTTTCTTTTAACTAATATAAAATCTAAAAATCCTGAAAAATCATTTAGTACTTACAATCAAGAAACTACAGATCTTATTATTTATTTTAGAAAAGAAATTCTTATTCCAAAGTTAATAAAAATGTTAGATGAAATTAAATAAAAATTTAAAATATATTTTACAAGAATTAGGATACAAAGAAGAAATAATTCTTTATTTAATTGCATGTAGATTTGACATATCTACTGTTATTGATGATGATTTATTTATTAGTTTAATAAAAGATAATATTATTGAAAGAGATTACATTAACGAAAAAATTATTGTTAAAATACCAATATTTGAAGGTGAAGAAATAGAATCTAATTTTTCTAAAAATTTTGATAATTTAAAAGATGTTTCTGAAAGAATAGACGAATATAGAAGTAAATTTAAAGGTATTAGAACTAAAAGTATTGGTGATAGAAAAACCACAATAGAAAATTTAACAAACTGGTTATTAAAAAATCCTAATTATACTTTTGATGATGTTTTAGAAGCAACTAATTTTTATATACAAAATACAGAACCGCAATATATTTCAAACGCGGACAATTTTATTTTTAATACAGATAATAAAGGAAATCTTGTTTCAGGACTTTCTATAATTATTGATACCTTAAAAATGGGTACTCTCGAAAAAAAATTTAATTAAAAAATATTTTTTAATCCTTCAACAATACAGATGTTTAAAGAAACATTACAACGTATTGAAATTTCAAAAAAGCGTGTCGAAGAAGGTCTGTTGAATTGTATTCCTTCTCCATTTGAAAGATATAGTGAGTATTGGCCGGGTATAGAAAAATCAAAGTATATTGGTATTTCTGCAAGTCCTAAAGTTGGTAAAACTCAAATTACCGATTTTATGTTTATGTATCACCCAATATCTTATATTTTAGAAAATAATACTAATATTGATTTAGAAATTCTATATTTTAGTCTTGAAATGTCAAAACAACAAAAAGCATTACAAGCCATGTCTCATTTTTTATTTACAAAAAAAGGTATACCAATAAGTCCAAAGAATCTACGTTCTGTAAGATCAGCAGTTAATGATGATGTTATAAAAGAACTAAAAACAATGGAACCATTTTTTGATAAATTTTTTAGTAAAATTACTTTTAATGATTATACTAGAAATAGATATGGAATATGGTTAGACATTTTTAATTATGCAAAAAACAATGGAGAAATAATTTACACGGAAAAAGAGTTTGATGGGAAGAAACAACAAATTATTACTGATTACAAACCATATAAACCTGATAAAATTACAATAATTATTGTCGATCATGTCAGTTTATTAACTCCCCAAAATGGAGAAACTTTACATGATACAATAGGTAAATTTAGCAGTCAAGATTTAATTCGCGCAAGAAATCTTTTTGGATTTACTCCTGTGTTGGTTCAACAACAATCAGCAAGTCAGGAAAGCCTTGAAAATAGAAAAGCAGATGCACTCATGCCTTCTATTGCAGGTCTTGCAGATAATAAACTAACTGCTAGAGATTGGGATATTGGTTTTGGTTTATTTAATCCTTTTAGACACAATAGTTCTAATTTTAAAGGTTATGATATTACTAAATTTAAAGATCGCTTTAGATCTTTAGAAATATTGGTTAATAGAGAAGATGGTGGTAATGAATTATGCCCTTTATACTTTCGAGGAGAATCTTCTTATTTTGAAGAACTTCCCTTACCGGGAACAGAACAAATTAAAAATTTCAACATTTAATCCTTTTAGAATGATAACTTTGCCAACAGAGGCGAGTAAACCCCAAATAGTTAACGCAAGAAGAATGGTGTTATTCGCACAAACAAAAGCTGGTAAAACCGAAGCAGTTTCTCAATTACAAAATGCTTTGCTTATTGATGGAGAAGACGGTTCAGGATATGTAGGTGGAATGAAAATTAATATTAAAGAAGAATGTCGAAAAAACCAAACAAATCCTTTGGCTGTGCTTCAAGAAATAGGAAAAGCATTAAATGATTATTACAAACAAAACGGTAAATATCCATATGATTATCTTATTATGGATACTGCAACTAGTTTAGAAGAGTTTGCAAGATCGTATGCAACTTTTATGTACAAACAAACACCAATCGGTAAAAGTTTTGCTGGAACAGATGTTGTAGCAGAATTACCTAACGGCGGGGGTCAATCGTGGCCCTGTATCTGGTTAATTGCTGGAATATCCTAAAGTTAAACTTACCACAACGCAATTAGAAATAATAAACGTGACGGTTAAAAAAAGTTTAAATTTTAATGTTACTTTTTTAAAATATTACGTCTAAACAAAAAAACATTTAGATTATGAATAGATTAGAAAAAAACATTAAAAATGGACAATCAGCAGCCAAGCCTGTGTTAAATCAGGAAGGTTCAGAGACTATCTCCCCGAAGGAGAGTAGGTTAGGTTTATACCTTTCCGAAAAGCCAGACATAATAATTGAAAATTTATTTTCTAAAAGAAAATTTAATAAAATATCTTGTATTTATTGTATATTTTCAAAAGAAAAAATGATTCCTTATATTGGCTCAACTATTAATTTACAAAGAAGAATTCAAAAACATAGAGAAGCATTAAGAAAAAATTCACATTTTTCAAAGTACCTTCAAAGAATATTTAACAAATATTCTTTTAATGATATAATGATATTTATAATAGAAGAATGTGAAAATTTACAAGAAAGAGAAAATTACTGGATTAATTATTTTGATTCAGTAAATATTGGATTTAATGCTTCTTATGATACTCAAAGAAATTTTGTAAATGAAGATATTAAAAAAGTAATAAAAGATAAAAACTCTAAACCAGTCTTAATGTTTGATTTAAAGGGAAATTTAATAAATGAATTTCCATCAGTAAAAGAAGCAGCCCTATATGTAAATGATCAGTCTACAAATATATCTGCATGTTGTAATGAAAAATTAAGATGGGTAAAAAATTATGTGTTTAGATATAAAAATAGTTTTACTTCTTTTAATATAAGAAAAAGCAATAGAGGAACATTAAATAAAAATCATAATGTTTTATGTCAACAACTTACTTCTAAAAAAGTTATATTAGATAAAGTTATTTATTCTTCAATATCAGAAGCAGAAAGAATTAATAATATTCCAAAAGGAACATTAGGAAAATATTTAAAATTAAACAAAAAATACAAAAATATGAATTTTCAATATTATGAAGATATAGTCCACGCCTAATAGAAATATTAGGAAATGCGCAACAAGTACGATTGGTTGCGTAAAGCATTTGAAGAATTGCTTAAACCGATTAAAGATAAATGTAATAAATGCTTTATTCTTACTGGTCATGCTAAAAATTCAAGTATTAACAAAAATGGTAAAGATTTAAATGCAAAAGATCTTGCTCTTACTGGTAAATTAAAACTTATCGTATGTGCAGATGCTGATGCTATTGGTTATATGTATAGAAATCCCACTAACAATAACCAAACCATATTATCTTTTAAAACTCATGAACAAGATTTGGCAACTGGTGCCAGACCATCACATTTAGCAAATCAAGAATTTGTTATTTGTGAGTTAACAAATCCCGATTATAGTCAAAAAAAAGAAGAAAAGAAATTTATTACTCATTGGGATAAAATATTTATCTAATGGATAAAAAAACAAAAGACAATATATGGCTGTTTTTTATTGTATTATGTTTAGTTGCTGCTTTAACAATGCCTATGTGGATAAAAGCAGTTGAACATGATAAAAAGATTTTATTTGAAGTTAAATCAGATACTTTAAAATCAGTAAATAATGAATGAAAATTTAGAGAAAGATAAGACAGAAAGTAAATATTTACGAGATTTAGAGAAATATTCTAATTTATGCTCTTTTTTTATTGATACTGATGATACTTTAAAATTAGTTGATACTTTTTATTTTCATAACATAGGTAATATTTATGAAATTGTTACTAATGTAACAAATAATTGGACCAGAATACGAATCTATCATACCGCAACAAACGGTATAATAATTAATATTACTGATTCATCTTATAAAAATGCTTTAATTAGAGCAGTCGGTCAATTCATTGAATGGAAAATGGCCGAAAATCAACCTCACATTTAAAATTTAATCATTTAATCCATTATGTTTAGCGGTACATCCGAATCAACAAACAAATCTTATACGCCGTACACAGGTATGGCGGCTTTTAAAATCTTAGCTGTTAATCCAACAAAAACCGAAATTGAAGATATTATCAATAGACCATATCCTTTAGAAGTAAATTATGATTTAAGAACCGATAATAACGGTAATTCAGTAAGACCAATTGAATTTTGGGTAACAACCCAGACAAACAATGTTACTATTACTGATAGAATTACATTTCAAATTGGTGATACAACCGTAAAATCACAGAGTGGAAATTACCAATATGTTAATACAAAAGGTATTAGCAGATATGGTCAAACTATTGATGAAGTAACTGAAAAATATAAAACTATTTCAGAAAAGTCGGCTTTTGTTAGACCAATGGTAATTGGTGAAGATGCTCTTTATAACTTTATGCAACGTGCATTGGGTTATAAATCATCTGAAGAAAACGCTCAATTTTTGACAGATTGTGAACAGGCAAATATTACACCAACATCTCTTTATCAAGGCGATGTAAATGGCTTACGTGGTTTTATTGAATTTGTAAATGGTAAATCTCGTAAAATCGGTCTTGTTTTAGGTGTAAAACCTAAAGAAAAATTGCTTGATGATGGTACAAAAGTTACTCAAAATCGTCAGGTAATTTTAAACAATCCTGATTTCTTTTTTACCCTCGCTGGTGGTGTTGTGACAGACTATAATACAGGAAAACTTCAAGAAGTTATTGATTATAAAATTAAAAACAATGCGTCTTTAGGTACTGCGTTGTTTACAATTGGTTTTCAACAATACAAAAAAGAAGATTGTGTAAATAATATGCCATCTAATCCACAAGCATCTGCAATTAGTTGGGGTTAAAATGTTTTCATCTGGTAAAAAATATTATGATATAAAAGAAGTATTATCTAATGTAAATCAAGAACAACTTTTTTTACATTACTTAGGAATTTTACCAAATAGTTCGGGGAGATTTTTTTCTCCATTTCGTACAGATAAGAATCCGGGGTGCCGCTTTAAGTGGTACTCCGGAATTTTATATTTGGTAGAAAATACTATGTATAAAAATAAACTGTACTGGTCTATATTTGATTGTTTACAGGAAAGATATGGTATGACGTTTTTACAATCAATTGAAACTATTGTTAATGATTATAAATTAGATGATACTATAAAAAATATAGTTACAATTAGTAAGACAAGAAAACCAAGACCGACAATAAGATTTACAGTAAAAAATTTTCCTGAAGATAATTTATTTTATTTAAATAATACTATTTTAAATAACGAATATGTTTATTTAGTAGAAGATTATTGGATAAGTACAAATAATAGTATTCGTAAAAATCCAATACATGATCCAAAAAAAACTACCACAATTGCTTATCATTTTCCAGATAGCGATCATGTAAAATTATATTTTCCAAATGAAAAAGAAATGCGTTGGTATTCTAATTGTGATGTTAATGATATTTTTGGTAAATATAAAATAGATTATTATTCTTCCAAGTATGATTATTTAGTTATTACCAAAAGTCAAAAAGATAGATTAATATTAGATTATAAGTTTAATATACCAGCGATTGCTGTTCAAAATGAAGGATGTTTTTTACCTTCTGATATTGTTGATGAAATAAGAGAGTTATTTCCAGAAATATACGTTTTATTTGATAATGACGAAACCGGAGAAAAAATGTCAAAAAAATTAACAGATCAATATAACTTTAAAACATTAAAACTTCCATTGTTAAATGGAGTTAAAGACACATATGAATTTTACAACTTTTTAAAAACATTGAAATGAAAAAGATAAAAGAACCAATACAAGTTGGCAGTGTAGTATTACTTGATAGAAATGCTATAAATTTACAAGAAAATTCTTCTTTAGTTGGCAATGAACTAAGGAGAATGTTTTCTCCCGAAGAAGAAAATAATATTGAAAACTTAATAGGAGTTGTCACAAGAATACGAAATTTTAATTCAAGAGAAAATTATTATGATGTTACTACAAGTTTAAGAATCAATAACTATAGGGCAGAAACTTGGCAAATACATGAAAAACTTTTGATTCACGTTTGTCTTCCAAGCGTAAGAAATCAATCATTAAATAATTTTATTAAGCTAAATACTAGCTTAGAATTGTCAGATTCCGAATTGGATTTTTCTGATTCTGAAGAAATTTATCCTTTAAAAAACAGACTTACACATAGTTTTTTAAATGATGTAGATGTTGAAGAATTTAAAAAGGCTTTTACAACAGAAGAGTTAATAGAACACTTAATTAGATATTCATTGTGTATTTCTTCTTTAGAAGAAAGATTTAATTTGATAAAACAAAAAGCATTAAATAATAATGAAGCCAGCGACACAAATAATACTAAAAGAAATACAGAAAAACCTATTAGTAAAAGAAAATCATCAAAATTTATGGATGCAGTTGATGAACAACTTTTACCATCAACCGAATCAGTACTTGAACATCAAATATGGCCCACAGGAACAAAGCTTAATGAAAACGCCATACTTCAATATTTTACAAAAGCAAGAGCGGAGCAGCATCTTTCAATTACTGGAGAGCACGATCGATTTGTTAATTCATTTTCAAGCAACGAACCAAAAGAAAATATTACCAAATCCAATGATATTGTTGAAATCTCTATCGATGATATCTCCTAATAAGATAAAAGTTGTTATTATAGGAAATCAACCTTATGCAAACATTAACTTAGAACAAGGTTATGCATTAGGTGCACCAACAATAGAACCACCTCTTTCAATTATTTTGAAAGAAATCATACGAACTGAAATATTGAACGAGCAAAATCCAGATGTTGATGCAATAAAAAATAGATATAATAAAATTGTATCTGAAAAATTATTTGATCCGCTTTTAACAAGTTGGTCAGAACAAGGTGTTTTATTAATAAACTCTGCATTAACTTGTGAAGAAGATAATCCAACTTCTCATATTGAATTATGGAAACCTTTTATGACAGGATTAATAAATGCAATAGCTCTTTATAATTTGGAATTAGATGCTTTAACAACACAACCTATTATTTTTGTTTTAATGGGTTCTAATGCTCATTTTTTTGAAAAGTTTACACATCCTAATTTAAATATTTGTTTTAAAACTATTCATCCAGGAACAGAATCTTATTGCGGTAATTTTATTGGTTGTAATATTTTTAAAAACATTAACATGCAATTAAATCGTTTTAAAATAAAAGAGATTAAATGGATATGAGTTTGGCAATAACACACGTAAAACGACCAATAAAAGTTTTTGCAGTAGATATTTTTTATAATAATAATGAAAATTCTTTTCAAAAAAGCTATGAAATTGATTGGATAAATAATGGTAATGTTGTAACATCCTCTTTTGAAGATGCGGATGTAGTATTATTTAAAGGAGGTGTTGATATAAATCCTTGTTATTATGGTGAAACTCCAAATTCACATTGTCAATCTCCTTTTGAAAAAAGGGATAAATATGAATTTTTTACCTATAACAAAGCGGTAAAAAACAATAAAATAATTGTTGGCATTTGCAGAGGATGTCAGTTAATAAATATAGCAAATGGAGGTAAATTAATACAACACGTGTCACATCATTATGGACCACACAAAATTAAAACTATAAATGGAAAAGAAATGACGACAAATTCGATACATCATCAAATTTGTTGGCCATATAATATTAAAGAACCAGATGCTTTTCAAATATTAGCATATTCAAAACCTTCTTTTTTTAAAAAAGATATAAAATATCTTGCTGAGCATAATTTAAATTTTGTTATTCCTGAAACATTTCAAAAATTAGAAGATATTGATTTTGTTGAACCAGAATTAATCTGGTTTCCTGCAACAAAATCATTAGGTATTCAAGGACATCCTGAAATTACGGGATGTGATCCAAATTACATTACATACATAAACAACTTTTTGCTTACCAAAATAATACAAAATCATGAAAATACCAAAAATCGGAATAGTAGCGTGGAGAAGTAATGAGCACATGGGAATTAGTATTCCTTATGCTAATTATTTTTCAAAATTTGGGATCGTTACGGCTTTAATGCCTTCAAATGATTTTATTCCTGAATTAGATTTAGTTGTTTTGCCTGGTGGACCTGATTTAAGTTCTGCTGAAATGAATATAGTACCTTCTTACTCAAATAATAATATATGTCCGTTTAGAGAATATTTCTATAGAGTAACACTAGATAAATACATCAATGCTGGAATACCAGTATTTGGTATTTGTCTTGGTTTGCAACAATTAAATGCTAAATTTGGTGGTAAAATGGTTATGGATTTTCCTTTTGAATATTCAGAACCTAGAAGTAAAGAAGTCGATGAATTGACTTTTACAAAGGAAGGAGAAGAATTCAAAAGAATTCATAATATTTCAATGAAAAAGTTAAAGGTAAACAGTATGCACCATCAAGGTGTTATGGATTATCAATTATCTGAAGAATTTGATGCTCTTGCTTTTACTATAAATTATGGTCAATATAAAAATATTGAAGTCATAAAACACAAAAAATTACCAATTGCTGCTGTACAATATCACCCAGAAGAGTTAAGTGGTGAACCAATTGCAAAAAACCTCATTTTAGACTTAATTAAACATAAAAGATGAGCAACAAAATAACTTTAGCCGACATTACATACGGATCAGATCCGGAATTTGCTGTTTTTTATAATGAAAGACCGATTTCTTGTATTGGTCTTGTTGGTGGTTCTAAAAAAGAACCAAAAGATATTGGAGAAGGTTGTGGTGTTCAAGAAGATAATGTTATGGCGGAAATAACAATACCGCCTGTAAAAACAAAAGAAGAGTTTATCAAGTATATTCAATACGGAAGAAAAAAAATTGCTGATTTGATATATGAAAATACAGGTATTGAATTTGAAGTAAAATCAGTATCTTCTGCAAGATATGATTTAGAAGATTTGGCAAATCCAATTGCGCAAATGTTCGGTTGTGAACCAAGTTTTTGTATTTATACAAGAGATGTATCACCAAGACCTACTCCAGAAGAAATTGGTAACTTGCGTTCTGCGGGATTCCATATTCATTGTGGAATTCCCAAGTTAATGTCTATGAAAGATAGAATTAGATTTATTTTTTGTATGGACTTAATGTTGGGAGTACCAAGTATTATTATTGATAACGATCAAGAAAGAAGAAAATTATATGGTAACGCCGGAGATTTTCGTGCAAAACTTTTTCCTGAAAAAGATTACACTATTATTGAATATCGTACGTTAGGTGGTGCAATGCATGCTACTGAAGAATTAATTGGTTGGTGTTTTGACCAAACTACCAAAGCAGTTGAATTATTTTTGGAAACAAAAACTATTGAAGAAATTTGTCAAAAATATGATATTCTTTTTGAAGAAATAAAAAAAGCTATTGATGAAGCAGATACGGATCTTTGTGAAAATTTAATTAAAACGTTTGAAATTAAATTACCATTAGTTTATGAATTTACCGGAGCCTGATTGGGATATTGATAATAGTGAAATTATCGGTCATTTACATCCAATAACTACTAACGCATATATTTCGGCTAAAACTGAAAAAAAACTTTACTTGTCTTATACTTATTGTCATGATATTTTGTGTTCACCTAGCGGATTCAATATATTAAAAGAAGATTATCAATATTATTGGGTAAAATTTACAGTTAACAAAATAAACTTAGAGGATATTATTTATAAATTTTTTCTTTTATTTGAAAGAACACAACCTATTCATAATTTAAAAAAACCAATTTTAGAAATACAAGACGACAATGTTGTTCTTGTAAAACTTGAAATTGAAACTTATGCTAAGTTATCTAATCGACTGTTTGTTTTAAAATTATTAAGAATGTGTTATTATTATAATTATGAAACATTTGGACAATTAATATTGAACCATTTGTTTTATAGAAATATTTTTAGAAATAATACCGGACCAGAGTACGCAGATGATATGTTTAGCATAAAAGGAAACCACCTAGGATGGTTTAATTATTTTTTTAACCGAAGAAGACACCCAAAAAGTGAAGGGTTCTTATCATATACAATACAAGATGACACCAGCACAATTTATAGCAGCATATGGAACTCTGAGAAGGGGAAATTACAATTTTAAAAGGTTTGATGGACTAAAATATCTAAAAACAGTAAAATTAAAGGGTTACGAGTTATGGGATTTTGGTCCCTATCCTTATGTTATTAAAAAAGAAAATAGTGAAATTACTGTAGATATTTTAGAAACAGAGAGTTCTACAAAACGACTCATTGATTCCATGGAATTAGGAGCCGGATACAAAATGGAAAATATTACTATTGATGAAAAAGAATGTACCATATATTACATGGAAAAAATATATAACAACACAACAAAAATTCAATCAGGAGATTATGGAAACCATCATTCTTAGTAAAGAAAATTTTATAACAAATGAACACTTTGAAAATATCAAAGAAGATACAAAAGAAAGTATTACAAAAGAAGGCATAAACGCCATTATTTCTGCTAGAATTAATACTGATCTTCCTCAAACTATCAATATTACTACATGTTTTACTTCTTTTTTCTTTGAAAAAAATAATCCAAAACAACTTTCAAGAATGAATTTTCATACTTGTCATGATTCTTCAAGTTTTATTTGTACTAACAAAGGAGGAACACCAAATTATATGATTTTAAGGTTTCCTTCACAATATATAAATAATAATCACATTGTTGATTCAGAAACAGTTAATAAATATGTTGAAGAAACTTTGGAAAAGCATTTTGAAAATTTTGCAAAATACGTAGGTGCAACTAACGTTCCAAAAATATACAGAACCCAACATCAAAAACACGCAACTTTTCTTATTGATTTTACCCAATGTAACGAAAAATGGATTACGAGTAGAGTTCAAAGATATATGCTTTTGAAATTTATTCGTGCTGTTTATATTTTTTCTGAAATGAAAAAAGATGTAAACACAATTGTTGATATATTTAACTATTTTTATCGTCATTGTGGTATTGCAAATGGTTTTAAAATGGAATTAATATATCAACTGTTTTTTGATTTTGCAAATTATGGTGATGAATCAAGTTCGTTTTTGTATGAAATATCTGATGTTTATGAATATGCCAAGAAAATTAAAAAGGCAAAAGAAGAAAACCAAACGAAAAATTCATCATTAAAAGTGTGGAGTAAGCATCCAAGTCATGCTCCCCTTAGAGGATTAAAAGTAGTAAAAGATACAATTATTAGATTTGGTTATCGCTTAAAAGAAATTGAAGGACAAGAAGAAAAACTATCAAAAACACATATTATTATTAATCCATTTAATGCTATTGCAAATAGTGCTAGTAAATTTTTGATGAAAAAATGTTTTCAAAAAAATAATGTTAAAACCGCAGATTGGGTAATACCAAATACAGAACAAGATATTCAGGAATTCACAAAGAAATTTAAAGAAGAAACAAAATACATTGTTAAATCAGAGTTTGGTTCTCGTGGTATGGGTTTGCTGCTTTTTGAAAATAAAGATGAATTAATTAAATGGTTTAACACTCCGTTTAATTCTTTTAGAAAAAATAAATATTCAAATTATCTTGTTGAAAGATATTATCCTTATTCTCGTGAATATCGTCTTCACGTAACAAAAGATGGTTGTTTTTATACTTGTAGGAAAATGCTTAAAGAAGATTCTACAGAAAGATGGTATCGTAATGATAGTAATAGTGTCTGGATTATTGAAACAAATGAAATGTTTCAAAAACCTTTAAACTGGAAAGAAATAGAGTCTCAATGTGTAAATGCATTGAATTCTGTAGGATTAGACGTTGGTGCTTGTGATGTAAGAGTACAATCTGCAAGAAATTCAGATGGTGCGCTTAGAGCAGCAGAAAAAACAGATTTTATTATTTGTGAAATTAATAGTGCCCCAGGACTTGGTGAAATAGGTCTTGAAAAATATAAAACAGCAATTCACAACATAATCAAAAACAAACAGTAATATGTGTGGAATAACAGGATATTGCGGGAAAAGTCCCGGCGACATTTCAAAAATAAAATTAGCAAGTATTTTTATGGAATCGCGTGGAAAAGACGCTGTTGGATTGCTGTATAACAACCAAATAACAAAAGGTACTTTCAAATCAGGCGATGACAAAAGTACACCTACATTATTTTTTAGTGGTTATTACTTTAACATAAAAGGACAAAAAATGGTAAGTAATACTATTTTGTGTCATAATAGATCAAGTACGCGAGGAAATAAATATAGTATTGACAATGCTCACCCTTTTATGTTTGAAAAAGATGGTGAACGTTTTTGGTTTATGAAAAACGGAACTATTACAAATGAATTAGAATTGTGTGAAAAATATAATTTAAAAAAATCAGATTTTGATGTCGATTCTAAATTATTGGGCCATATTATTGTTCATCATGGTTGGGATGTTCTTCTTGAATACAAAGGTGCAGCAGCATGTGTTTTATATGCAGAAAGTAACCCTAATACTATTTATTTGTTTCATGGTGAATCATTAGAAGGTTCTTTGTTAAAAGAAGAAAGACCATTATATTGTTATAATAAAAACAATAAATTTTATTTTGCCAGTACAGAAAACGCATTAGTCTGTGCGTTAGATGTACCGAAAGAGGATATTATTGATATGAAAACAAATACACTGTTTAAAGTAACAAATGGTGTAATTGAAGAAGAAACTGTTTACGATAGATCTCAAATTCAAAATAAAGTTGAAACTACTTATTATAATAATACAACTAATTTCAATAGAAATGGTTCTTATTATAACTATAATAAAAAAGATGAAACTAATGAAAAAAACAAGACTGTTTATTATAGCAAAAATTCACCAATGCCAAATCCGGCAAATATAATCAAAGGAAATAGAATTTATTACAACGCAGGATTATATTATCGTAATGGTCATCCTATTACTGGAAAGTTTAAACTTGATTTTTTTGGTAAAGAAAAAGAAACAGCATACGCTTCTGAATGTTATTTCTATAAAGGTTTAAAACTTATAAACGAAGAAGCTATTGAAGTGTTGAAAAACATTTTTAGAAAGTCAAAACAAATTCCAGAGCATATAAACGAAATTTTGCCATATCTTGATAGAAATTCTGTTGTTTTCTTTTATCAATATTCTGAAACAAGAAAAGAATACAAACTAAGAGTTTATCAATTTAACAAGGCAGTTGAAAGTGCTGAATTAAGCGTTTATCCTGATTTTAGTCCATATCAATTTATTTTTGACATTATTGATAATAAATACCAAATTATACCAAGAGAAAACATGATAACAAATATGGGAGAAGAAGAAAAATTGCCAAAAAAAGAAGAAAACGAAAAATCAACAGTTATTAATTTATGGGACGAAAGATATTGGGAAAATCGTGAGCTTTTTACTGAAGAGACTATTCCTGAAATTGATTTAGTTATTACTAATAAACTGAAAATAATAACAAAAGCAATCGAAAGAACAATAACATCTTTTATAACAGGAAAAATTATTAATAATTTTTCAGAAGAACAAGCCGCAAAAACAATTGAAGTTTTAAACTACATACTAAAAAATCCAACATATGTTGATTTAATATATGATGATATGTTGGAAACAGAACCTTTTGAATAATGAAAGAACAAGAAAAAATTGAAAAGAAAAATAATGATTTTGTTATAACAAATACTGGCGAAAAAGTACCCAGAAACAAATGTAGAAAAATAAAAGAAGTTTATTATAAAATGGGTGTAAAGAATGAAAAAGATAGTGGTGAATGTTTTGAATTATTTAACCCAAATACTGAAAAAACAGCATGGTTCCGAAAAAATAACCCTGATGTAATTTGGGATTATAGTAAAAATGAATATTGCATTAAAACAAATCAAATCTTGGGGTTAGTTGATTTTAACGAAAAAACTGGATTTGTAGAAGGTTACTTTGTACCTGATATTTATACTAATATTGTTTTTGAAAGTAAAACTGCAATAAACGAAAATATTATTAAAAAAGCAGGTCTTGCTTTTGAATCGTTTACTGGTAGATTTTTAAAACCATCTGAATTTAACAAAAAAAGGTTTGAATTAGGTATTGTAGAGCAATACGACAAAATAAATTATAAAACCCTTAAAGAGTTTTATAACAGTGCAGATCATACGTTTTTTAACGAAATGCAAAAAATGTATGATCATTGGAAAAACAAAAATTTTAAAGAATCCGTATTTGATAAATATTTTAGAAATTTCACAATTGGTGTTGAAATTGAAACAAGTGGTGGTAATATTCCAGAAAATAAACTTTATCAATTGGGTCTTTTACCATTAAGAGATGGTAGCATTAAAGGTCATGAATATACATCAGTTATTATAAAAGATAAACAATTTGATACTTTTAAAAATATTTTTACTGAAACAAAAGAAAACTGTTCTACAAATCAAAATTGTTCACTGCATTATCACTTTGGTAATATAAAAAAGAGCAAAGCATTTACTGTAGCATTTTGGATGCTTTATTATCGTCTTCAAGATAGTCTTGAAGTTCTTTGTCCACCCTACAAAAGAGATTTAATGTATCTCACAAACAAACGTGTAAATAGTGGCGGTAGTGGAAGAAATGGTGTGAAAGATCACTGCAAAAAAATGCCTTCTTTATTTAATAAATCTAAAATAACTAATATTGATGAAGCATTTAATATTATTTTGATGTTTTTAAATGAAGGATCTCAACCCACTTGTGTATCCCAAAGAGAATTATTGTTTAAACATATAAAAGACGGAAGGCAAAAATGGGATTTTGAAAACAGATATTATGCTGTAAATTTAATTCCTTTCTTATTTGAAAGCAAGCAAACTATTGAATTTAGATATCATAGTGGGACTGTTAATTTTTACAAAGCTTTTGCTTGGGCGCTAATTTGCAGTGCATTACTGCAATACGCTGAATTAAATATTGAAAAAATTCTTGAAGGAAAAGAAAAAATTCAATTAACAGATGTAATTAATATCTTCAATGATAAAACAGAAGAAGGTATTTTTATAACTGATTGGTTGAATGAATATATTAATTATCGCTCGCTGTTATATCAAAAAATGGTAATTAACCATGATATCTTCGGTAAAGAATTTATTGAAGATAATACTTTTCAATTAAAGTTTCAAGGATTATGTCCTTTAACATTTCAATAAAAACAAATTAAATTAAAATGAATAATCGCCGTAAGGGTCATGACTTGGAAAGACAAGTCGTTCGTGACCTTTCTCCCCTTTTTAAATACTGCAAAACCGCTAGAGCTAGTAGTAAAATGTTAGACGATTCGGGAATTGATATTAATTTTGTACCCTTTTTAATACAGTGTAAGTCTGGTTATAACAAAAACAGACCCAAGTTTGAAGATGAGCATAAAAATATAAAATTAAATATTTCTAAAAATTTTCCCGAATCTAGTCTGATACATCAATTACCAGTTATTTTAATACATAAAATAAATACTGGTAGAGGACATCAAAAAAAAGAAGAAAATACTCAAGTTACTATTTCGTATGATTTTTTTATTTATCTTTTAAGTAACATCAAAAAAGAAGTTATAGAACAATGGCCAGTACTTTCCCTTTAATTGATGTAAATAAAAAAATTGAAATATCTCCTGGAAAAATATTTATTAATCGGACATATAAATATCTTTCTCCATCTTTAAAATTATATGGAGAAGAATTTGTAACTAAGATGAGAATGTTATATTGCTTAGGAGTAGGTATTCAAGATTATGGATTCAATAAAACAGCCGAATCTAGAAAATTTGAAAATAAAATTTACTATTTAATGGATGTTAATGGAGAATACGCTTTTGGAAAGTACAGTTCTATTGAAAAAAACAAAATTGATTTTTTTAGAGTAATTTCTTGGTTAAGGAGCCAAGAATATTATGTTACAGATTATCCTTTTGATTCTGGAAAAAACGGAAATCAGCATATGATTGTTTTAAAATTACCAATGGATTTAATTCATAAGTTTTTAACAGGAAGTTATACAGAAATGTATGATAATCCTACAATAGAAAAAATTATACCTAAAACAACAAAGATATTAAGAGATGAAGTTTTAAATCCGATATTTGCAGTTTTAACAAAAAATCCTGACTATTTACCAACATATGTTGAACAACTAAATAATGATTACCATACATCTTTAAATGCAGAAGATGTAAAGCATCATACGCAATTTGATATACCCCCCTTACCTAAAAACGAAATTTTTAGATGGTAACAAAATGAATAATGTAAATTTAGTATATAAATGTCTTGTAGGCAGTAAAGCATATGGAACAGATTTCCCAGAAAGCGATACTGATTACAAAGGCATTTATATACAAAATACAGAAGATATTTTAGGTTTTAATTATAATCCTCAAATTGAAATTGGAAAAGATGAAACTTATTATGAAATACGAAGATTTTTAGAATTAGCACAAACAGCAAATCCGACAATACTAGAAATGTTGTTTATGTCAAAAAAACACGTAATTACATTTAATTCAGTTCTTGAAGAGTTATTTCAAAATAAGCATCAATTTATTACAAGGAAATGTTTTGATTCATTTGGTGGATATGCTTATGCCCAAATTAAAAAAGCAACAGGTTTATCTAAAAAAATGAATTGGGAAAAAGAAAAAATTGAAAGAAAGACTCCATTAGATTTTTGTTATGTACACATAAACGGAAAAAGTATTCCTATAGAAAAATGGTTAAAAGAAAGTGAACTCGAACAACAATATGTTGGTCTTTCTGCAATAAATCATATGCCAAATTGTTATTCTGTTTATTATGATTGGGTAGCACAATATGGAAAAGAATCCAACAGAGAAGCAAAACCCCTTGGTTATAGGGGTATAGCATTTGAAACATCAAATGATATTAGATTATCTTCTATTCCTAAAGAAGAACAATGTATGGCAATGACTGTAATGTATTATAATAAAGATGCATACAGCATACATTGTAAAGATTATTTGTCATATCAAACATGGTTAAAAGAAAGAAATGAAAATAGGTATGTTGATGTAAAAAATCATGAGCAAAAAATTGATGGTAAAAATATGCTTCATTGCATACGTTTATTGGATTGTTGTTTAGAAATAGCGGAAACGGGAGAATTTAATGTAGAAAGACCTAATGCTGAATATTTAAAAAAAATAAGAAAAGGAGAATTAGATTTAGAGGAATTAATTACTGTTGCTGAAAAAAAACTATCTTCTTTAGATACTTTAAGAAATGAAACAAATTTACCAAAAGAAGTTGATAAAGAATTTGTAAATCATTTGTTAATAACAATTAGAAAAAATGTTAATTGAGAGTATAATTAGTAGAAAAAAGAAACCAGAAAAAGTTAGTCAAATGACTGTTGCTGATTTTGATAAAGAAACATATGAAAAAGAAGAAGAAAATAAAAAACAGAGTTTAACTGATGATTTGAGTAGTAAAATAAAAAATAGTAATATCACAATACACACTTATGATGAATTAAGTGACGAAGAAAAATTAATGTATTAAAATAAATAAAACAATGAATCCAATTTCCG